ACCGAAACCTACATCTTGAGGTGCGGCAGTAGTTCCAATTCTATTTGCAGTTGTAGACACTTGAGCATCAAGTCCAAGATATGCAAAGACATTACTGTCTAAAGCATCTCTTAGTTTGTATGCTGCGTTGTCTGAAGCAACAGATTGGAAGTTGATATGAGAAAATCTTTTCTCAATATCATCTAGTGCGAATTGAAAATACTTAGCTTGGTCTACGACCAAAATAAGTTCTTGGTCAGTAAGTGCTGTAGCTGAAGTCGCTAAACCTCTAGTGTAATCACTTACTGTTATTTGGGGTTCTTGTACGATATTAACTGTGTCGCCAAAGTTTTTAATTTCACCCATATAGTCTGTATTGCAGATTGCTTCTGCAGTTGCAGCTTTACGTAGTGCTATTTGAACTTTCTTTGAGTATATTTGAGGTACCCAAAAGGCATTAGTTTGCCCTGCTACACTTGTTAAAAAGTTAGTAGTTGAACCGCCAGAAAAATTAGCCATTGTATGACTCCTTTTGTTTGGTTGATAAAAATGATAGTTTTACTAATCTCTAGTAATTCTACCTTCTCTCTGAGCTATCAGAATAGATTTCTCATTTCTTTCAAACTCAGCGTCTGACATTTTTTCAAAGTCAGAACTTTTAAAGATAACTTTATTATTCGTTGGTGGTTGAATTTGTTCGTTAGTTTTAACTAACAAATCAGCACCTTGAGTAACTTTTTTATCTTCTGTGGCTTTTTTATCTAATCCAAGTCCTCGGTCTTTCTTATACAGGTCAACTGCTCTTGCAGCAAGTTTACCATCTGAAGTATTCTCATAAACCCACTTCTTAATTTCCATGGGTTGTGTGTCTGCCCAATTATGAAAATCATCTGATTCTTTAATTTGATTAAAGTCTGGATGAAATTTCGATAACTCTAATTGAGCTTCTCTCTGTGATAAAGCTGTGTTAGCTTTTTTCAAAGAGTTAACTTCTTCCTGCAAACCTTTCATCTCTGTTTGAGATTGCAAGTGAGATACAGTTTCCACCACGCCATAAATGTCAGGGTAATCTTTTTTAAAAGCACTAAGTTCATCAGCACTTTTAGGTGGGGTGTACTTAGGTCGGTTATCTCGAAGCTGTGCTTTGAGGTCTCCTTCTTTGTTACTCCATTCACCAAGTTTCCTATCATAATAACGCTTTAGGTCATCATATCTTTTTTTATAGTCAACTTTTGTATAAGGTTTAGCTTCAACATTACTTAATGGTGAATCTTCGACCTTATCCGAAGTGGCTGTAGAAGAAGGTGATAAAACATTTGGGTTCGCACTATTTGTTGTAGTGTTACTTGCGTAGCTAAATCCTGTCTTCTTCTCAGGGTCAGGCTCGGCTGGTCCACTATCCGCATTTGGTACTGACTTCGGCATTACATCTGCTGTATGCCAATACTTTTTGCGATTATATGGATTCGCCTCGACTTCATTAGTTGTTCCTTCGTTTTCTTTATTATTCATAAAATCCTCCTTTGGGCTTCTTTTACTGAAGGTAGCAAAAAAAGGTGATTAATTTAAAACGAAGCTACAAGGGCTTCTATTACAAAAATAGAAGGTAGCTTGTTTATCTAGAGTACCTACTCTAAATTCTGTTATACTATGGTTTCATCTACTGCAAGTTCTGCAGTTTCTTCTTGATTAACCATACCAGCATCATAAGCTTCTTCAGCTTGTGCCATCATTTTTCTTAATTTATCAATGCCGATATTCTTAACAGCTTTTGCTGTAAATACAAATTCGCCATCTGACAATAATGCTGGGATTGAATCTGAAGTTCCTGTTCCAGGTCCTTCTACTAATTCATCTTCTGTAAATTCTGTTGCAACCATCTTTGGTAAAATGGCTTCTAATTCTGGATACATTTCTATAGCAGCATCCACGACTACTTCTTCTTCTTCACTTAACATTGAAGTATCTAAAACACTTTCTGCATCTTCCATAGCTACATCTTCTTCCATAGCTAAATCATCTGCAGCAATCTCATCTTCAATCAATGGTTCTTCCATTCCTACTGGAGCCATTAAAGGTTCTTCAATAATTTCTTCTTCAGCAATCACTTCATCACCTTCTGCATAAGCTTTATAATCTCTTCGTCTATCATATTTTTCTTCAAGAGCTGCTCTTCCACCTAAAGCTATTTTTTGTCTAGATAAAGGTTCTTCTTCAGCAATTTGAAATTCATCCATGTAACCACCAAGAGCTATTTTACTTCTAGCTTCTGCTGCAGTTTTAGCTCCTATCTTTTTAGATTGTGTAGGACTATATGTTATATCTTTTAAAAAACCAATAGGACCACCATGAGCTGCTTTTTTAACTTCAGTACCTTTTGAATATCTAGTTCTAGATTTAGATAAACCTCTTTGAGGTAAACCTTCCCTAGCAGATTCAGGAGTATTTACATCATAAGGTGTAATTCCTTTATCTTCTTTTTTAGTATCTTTAAGATAAGGTGGCATAGACATTAATCCACCTGTAGCCATGTTAATGGGTTTTGACATATTTCTATCCTATTATGTTATTATAACAACTAATTGTTAATTAGTCAACACTACCTTTAACTATTTCTTTAACCTGCTGGGGTAGGTTCTGTAGTCTGTCCAGCAAATTCCATTTCCCCTGGCATTGATACATTACCTGGTCCGATTGGGCTTTCGCCAACTCCAGAGTTGTTTGGTGCTGTACCTTCTTGAGGTACTCCTCCATTACCTTCCATTGGTCCGAGTTGACCAGGTGCAGGAGCTTGTGAGCCATTTGGTTTGTTAGCATTCTGATATCCTATAATTTTCGCATAAATTTCTGCTTCATCTTTAGAGTTAATTATTTCATCAGGGTCTAAATCTAAAGAGTATGCTAACTCTTTAATGATTTCCGAGATTCTAACAAATGGAGCAATCGCAGGATTTTGAATAGTTTGTAAGAACATTGTCAGTCTTTGAGAACGAACTTCTTTTCTCATCAAACTAGAACTTCCTGTCGCTTTAATTTCCAAATCTCCTACAATTGGTAACTCACCTTCATAGAATTGCATATTCCATTGGAACATTGATTCTCCTAAAGGCTTAATTAATTGGTCGTCAATATTTTTTATAACTGTTTTAATATTTAAAGATGCAGCACCCATAAGCATTGACATACCTGATGCTGTTCTTGTCATACTTTGAACACCTGTTTGTCCATGTGAGTATGATGGTATTCCTGTTGATTCATCTGCAAGTTGTCTAAACTTGTCAAACATCTGCATATTTTCTGTAGCAGTATTTGGAAACTTAATTCCATAAATTGCTTGACCTGGAACTCCAGCCTGTCTTTTAAATATTTTACCAGGATAAACTTCCATATTTTGATTATTAACTAAAGCAGATTCATCTATATCAAAAACTAAATTTCCAGCTAATGCTAAATTATCAATTGCCATTCTTGCATGACCATTCATAACTTGTTGAGCATCATCCATATTTTCTGGAACACCTATTCCAAAAAAGTTATATGGATTTTTTTCATAAGCAAAAGATTGATAAGGAATTCTAAAAGGTTTAAATGGATTTTCAACAATTCTAATTACTTTATTTTTACATATCCATACATTAACTTGTACTTCAGTTGCATCTTCTATAGATTCATCTATTGCTAATCCTTCTTCTCTAGCACTCATAGCATCCATAGTTCCCCAATATTCTAGAACTTCATATCTATTATTTTCTAAATCTGAAGAAAAACCTCCTTCTAAATCTATATTTGTTTCCCAATATAATCTCTCATAAGCAGGACCCATAGCTATACATTCTTCAATTTTTTCTTTACTGAAATAAGGTCTATTAATTAAATCTAAAAATTGATGTCTATTAAGTCTGTGTCTTTGAATAACAAATTCACATTCATCCATATTTCTTGCATTAGGGTCTGGGTATAAATCCCATATACTTACAAATTCTATTTTTGGAACTTTAACAAAATTAGGATTATAGTCTCTTGCATTTCCATTACCACTTGCAGAATATTTATGTACTGTTTTATTATAAGTAAACGGACCTTTTATAATTCCTGTTCCTAATAAACAAGATTCAAAGATAGCATTACGCAAAGTAATATTACCATTAGATTCATCTAACTGGTCGTGTATTAATTTTTCTAATCTTCGTGCAGCAATTTGTGCAGGTTTGATTTGAGGAAATTCTGGAAGATGTGCAGGTCCTTCTGATAATTCTGCTTTTTCTAATTCAGGTTCTAATCCACCTAAAAAGTTTTCACTTAAAGAATCGAAAGTAGCTCCTTTTGCTAAAGGTTTTCCATCACCAGGAAATCCTAAATTAGAACTAGGACTCATAGGTTGACCAGGAATATATTCTAAATTTCCTTCAACACTTGGAACTGGTTCTAAATTTGCATCCCCTGTTTGTTCTTTAAGGGGATTCATATGTGCGTATTCAGCAATACCTTCTGGAACTTTTGTTTCTGAAATAACTAATGGAAACTTACCTGTTCCAAAAAGTACATCAATTATTTGTCCATAAGCTGCTAATACTTTAGTCTTAGTAACTTTAACAAAGACTCTAGATTTTTCATGTTGGGTAAAATGAATATCTTTATAATATTTACCACGATAGTTATGATAAGATTGTAACCATCTATTCTCATCATCACCTCTAGAATCTTTACAAGTTTGAAATTTTTTATTAACTGATTCAACAAGAGCAGTTACTTCTTGAGCAACGTCATCCTCTTGTTCCATAAGAAGCTTATTTCTTTCAGCTCCAGGTAGTAAAGCCATATAATTCCTAACCTTTCAAGTAATGTATATTACTTATAATAATACACTTTTTAATGTCGTTTGTCAACAATCTTTTTGATTTCTATAATAACAGATGTAGGTATTAAAGTCGTATTTGCAATCTCATCTATAGACCCTTCTTCCTTTTCTGATAGGGAGTAATCACCAAAAATCCTTGTTAAACCTTTCTTTTGTGAGAGTAGATGTCCTTTAGTTACACAAGGAGGAAGCCTTGCTTTCTGACAAGCTGAGATACTTTGCCAATTGGAATCTGAAACAATATCATACCAATGGACCTCAACAAGAGGATACTTGTCAATTTCTTTCTTAGCTTTGGTATTTATTTTAATCTTCCTGCGGTTCACTAAAATGCTTTCTATCTTTAAATACTTTAAAATTATGATTGTGTTGGTTTGTTTTTACTTTACCATAAGTTTCAAACTTACCATTTCCATGAATTGTTTTATCTCGACACCAATCTACAATCTGGTCTTTCTCACCATTATTATCAGAACATCTAAATATACTTATCTTATATTCTTGTTCAATATCAGGGTCTTTAATATATTCAAGAAGTTCTTCATATGACATTATCTTATCATATTTCTTATTTGTTAATTTATTTATAAAAGTATAGATAGGCATTTAAGCTTCTAACTCTTTTAAATCGAATTCAATACCTTCTAACTCTTTAGGTTTACCTAAAGGATAAAAAGGTTCAATAGTAAATTCTTCTCCTGTCTTATCATTCTTACATCCTGCTACTAACCAATCCCATTTAAACTGTCCATCAACTACAAACTCTCTCATAACTTGATAAGTCTTATCATCATTTCGACTTAATAAATTTGCTTTACATTCTGACATAGTATTAAAAGTTAATTCCATTTGAAATGTTTGTTGTGTATCAACTGGATTCGTTCCCATTAAATAAGCTAGTATTAAAATTTTAAACATTAGTAACCAAACACTCTATCAGCAGGAACCCATTTCTTTACTTGACTCATTCTTTCATAAGGAGTAAGACTTCTAGGTCTAGACATAATTAAATATCTTAATGCATCATAAGCATGGTCTGATGCTTTCGTATCTACATCTTCAGGTCTATTAGGGTCTACAGGTATAGCTTGTAATTCTCTAATTAAATTTGGACAAGTTTTAAATATTATCATTCTAGGTCTTCCCTTTTCATTTATCTTTAATCTTTCATGTATTTGTATCTTACCTTGTATTCTATTCTTATCAGCTCTTCTTAACTTATGTCCAGCTCTCGTTAAGACTTCACCAACAGTCGGACCTGTTGTTCCAGTTCTTGCCCAAGCTGCACTATCTAAAACTCCTTGTGGAGAAAGCTTATCTTCTTTTTCATATATAAAAATAAGTTTAGCTAAGTCTTCTCCTGTTAAACCTTTTTTATATAATTCTCTATAAACAATTAATGTTTCATCTGTTGGGTCTATTGCTGCCCATATAACTGCAGACTCTGCTGCATAACCATAGTCAACTCCTTTAACTCTTTGCCAATGTTTAGGCAATTCATAAGGAGCTACACAATGTTTATCATATTCAAATTCTGCAAAAGCTGCACCTTCAGAAACATCCCAGTTACCTTCTAAGAGTTGTCTTCTTTGAACTGGTGGTAAAGATTGTAACATCTTTTCATATTTACCATCTAATGCTAAATATGGATTATCTTCTAATCGTGCAGGTATAAATTTTCTTGTTAATTCGTCAATACCAGTAAAGCTTTCGTTAGGAGGTGCTGGGTCTAGATACCTTTTCTTAACCCAGTTTCCTCCGACACCTCCAGGATTTGCAGTACACCGAATGTAGCATTTTATTAATGTATTAGTTGTTCTCAATCGTGATTGCAAATATTGAAGGGGGAATTCTGTAGGATACTGTGTTAGCTCGTCAATCCCTATCCAGGTATATGATTGACCTTGGTATCTATACACATCAGCATCTCTGTCCAGATAACCGAACTCCAATGTTGCTCCTGAAGGAAATTTCCAAATCTTTTCGACTTCCCTAAACTTTGTGCCTGGAAAGGCTTTAGGATAAAGTTCTCTTGACTTGTCAATTAATTCTCTTAATTCAGGCATAGACTTCCTTAATAATAAGGCTCTATGTTCCTTGATATGCATAAATCTTAATGGGTCAACAAGCATGGCATATGATTTGCCACCACCTGCGGCTCCTCCATACAAAACATCCTGCTCTGGTGCAGCTAAGAATTCTGTCTGAGGACCATCATTAGGTTTAAATACTATTCTTTCTTTTTCTTTTTCAAGGAGTTCTTTAACTGATTTAGGTAGGACATTATATTGCCCTTCTTCCATAACCAATCCTTTTTTACTTTTCGTTTCATTAGATTGTTCTCCATGTTGTACAATACTTAAAGCTTCTTTCTTAGCTCTAAGTCTTGTTGTTTTATTTTCTAAATTCTTTCTTAGCTTTTTAATTTCTTTTTCTTTATCCTTAACAGCTCTTCGTGATGCTATCTTGGCTTTATGTGCAAAGCTATAGTTATACTGTCTCGTCATTTCTACTTAATAATCCTTTTGGTTTTTCAAAGCTATCTCTGTCTATGATTTTCTTTAATCCCATAGGAGATAACTTGCGACCAGTTTGATGTTCTAAAATCTCAACTGCTCCTCTCAAAGAGAAAGCTCCTGACTTGACACCATCTTTCATTTCACTTAAAGATGAAAGTTCTTTATCAACTTTCTCTAATGTTCTGTTATCTTCCGATAACTTATAACCAAAGGGTATAGTAGAACTATTCCTTCTTCTCATCTAATATCCTAATCTCTTCTGCTTCTCCATCAATTAAAGTTTTCTTTTCTGGTAACAAAAAGATACCACTTGCAGAGGTATGGGTAACATCAATCTTATCACGCTTTGCAACACCGACCCTGTCTAGAAGAGTCTGAGCTGCTTGAAGTTTTGCATTGACTTGAGGGATGGGGTCATCACTCTCAAGAATCTCTACTAGCTTTTGAGAAGCTTGTGGAGCAGACTTTGCTAGAATCTTTGTGGCTACCTCTACTATCTCATCTTTTAGATTGTTGATTACGTTGTAGTATGAAGTTTCTTTATACCCTGCCATATCCAAAGCTTTATTAATATCTCCCTTTGCTTGAACTGCCAGAGCTGAAAGAAAGTTTTGTTGTTGTTCTGTCAACTTCCTTTTATTACTTAATGATGGAAGAAAATTATTGTTCATATTTATTATTATAACAAGTTTACAGCTAGTTGACAACAATATTTAATATTTATTTCTGGTAGACGTTGACAAATGTAAGAATCGTGTGTATACTAGGGTAACACCCTCCAGGGGTTGAAGCATCTATTACTTCCCTCTGGGACAGTCCAGCTATCTAGCAAGGTAGTTAGCTGGTCTTCAAAACAGGGCGACCTTCATCTAGTTTACATCTCAATCTCTATAAAATGTATAAGCAGTACATACATACCCATACACCCCCCCATGGCA